GTCGTATGGGAGAGATGGCAAGACTAATCTCTAAACAGGGTGTAGCACCAGTAATCGTGGATTTTGTTTGTCCTACAGACTTAACTCGTGCAGCATTTGGTAAGCCAGATATTTTAATTTTTATGGACACAATTGCTGAGGGTCGTTTTGACGATACAAATAAAATGTTTGAGCGTCCAGATGAAGCCGATTTTTATTTTACTAATCACGAAGAAAATGCTGAAGAAAAGGCATCTCGTATTATTAAAAAGTTTAGGCTACACGATTGGTCTGCTCCTACAACTCTTATGCTGGGTAGGTACCAGCCCTGGCACGAGGGCCACCACGCCCTTTATAAAGAGGCTGGCAATAGAACTGACCAAGTGCTTCTTGGAGTCCGTAATACCTACAATACAAGCGAGAAGGATCCACTTAAATTTGATCAGGTAAAAGAATATATTGCCAAGGATGAATTTATGGATGGCGCATTAGTACTAAGACTACCTAACATTACCAACATTGTGTATGGTAGAGATGTTGGATATAAAATTGAGCAGGTAGACTTGGGAGCAGATATCCATGCTATTTCTGCTACGCAAAAGCGTAAGGAGATGGGTATATGAATGTAACCAAACAAAGATCAGCAGTAAAGGCTATTGTCTGGCGTTGCATTGGCACAGCAGACACCTTTGTTATTTCATGGGTCATAACCAAAGAGCCAGTTACAGCAGGAGCAATTGCAAGTTTTGAAGTACTAACAAAAACAATTCTTTATTACTTCCATGAACGTGGTTGGAATAAAGTTAAATGGGGGAGAGAATAATGTATGAATACTATGTAAGAAAAGTAGAGAATGTTGTAGATGGAGATACCATCGATGTTCTTATTGATTTAGGGTTTGATATCCTATTTGCATCTCGTGTAAGACTTGCTGGTATTGACACCCCAGAATCTCGCACAAAGGATCTTGCTGAAAAAGCGCTTGGTCTTGAGTCTAAAGAGTACCTAAAGAAGGCTCTAAAAGATGCTAAGTCTGTTGTAATTAAGACAGAAAAGATGAACTCAACTGAAAAGTTTGGACGTATTCTTGGATGGATTTATGTTAATGGAGACACTGTATCTCTCAATGATATGATGATTAATGATGGATATGCCTGGGGATATATGGGAGATGCCAAAGTAAAAGATTTTGGAGCACTTGCTAAGGCAAGAAAGAAGTCTGGTAAGTAATATGGGTCTTCAAGAAGAGGCAATGCTTGAGCACCTAATGCTTCAAGGAGCCATTGAATTCCAGGGTATTGACGATGTAACTGGTGAAATGATGTATGCCATTACAGATAAAATGAAAGAAGTTAACCCAGGTATCTATGAAGAACTAAAAGATCAGTATGAGCACCATATGTTTCAACTCATTGATCAGGGTCCTACAAGAATGACTTGGAAACTAAGGGTATGAACTTTAAAGATGAAGATGACGCTATAGATCAGTTAATTTTATCAGGTGCCCTTGAAGTTGCTGGCATAGATATTGAGACTGGCGAGCCAATGTATAACTTTACAGAAAAGTTAATTGAGGTTAGTCCAGAGTTACACAAAGATATTTCTTTGTATTTCTCTCGTGAAACTATGGCTTTGTGGAGTGATGGATTTTTAAATATGGATGTGACAGAAAAAAATCCTATAGTTAGCCTTACAAAAAAAGCATTAGATGATGAAGAAGTCTCAAAATTAAGCAAAGATAGCCAAAGAACCTTAAAAGAAATAATCAGAGTTATTTTTTCAGATAAGTAGTATAATTGTTCTGGAGGAACTATGGAATATTTTCTTGGATCTGCAATAACTATGATAGCCATGTTTGTGACAACGAGGCTTATCTCTTCTACTCAAGTTAATAAAAAAAATGATATTCCCAGATATAGCCAAAGCCATATCCATATGTTGATTCTTCCCTTGCTTCCAGAAATAAGACAGTATAAAAAAAGGGCTATTACTCAGTCAAGTAAGCACGAAGAAAAAATAAATATTAGGGTTGTTATCTTAGATAATAAAGCATACTTTGTTAAAAATGGAACCTTTTATTGTGCAGATATGCACGGGACTGAGATAGATAAAGCCAGTGCAACCTTAGTTGACACGATAGGTATGGATAAGGTACAATTAGATAAGATGTTGTTCATAATGGATCAACTTAGAGATGGGAAAAGAAATGATAGTGGGGATTCAGGGAACTAGTAGTTTTGATGACTACCAGGTTTTTCTTAGAGCAATGGCAGTAACAATGTCTTCTTTAAAAGAAGAAGATCCAGACTTCCATATCTACTCTGCAGGACCAGGGAATATTAACAGTATGGTCATGGAGTTTGCAAATCTATCAGAACGAGGACTAAAGGCTCGTGGTAAAAAAATTAAATATAAGGCTGTGCCACCATTGTGGATAGCAGAAAACATTTTAGATATAAACTACTTTGCTTTCTTGAGCAAAGAAAAAGAACAGGTTTCAAAACTTGTTGAAGATGCAAAAAACAATAATGTCGAATACGGCATTTTCAGATACTAATAGAAAGAATAAAAATGCAAATTAAATCATTAGAACAAATGGAAAAAATTGTAAGTGAAAACAAGTCTTTGCTTTGGGATGGTTGGACAGTAGTCAATTCTTATCCTTCTGAGAAGGGTAGAACAGATCAAAATGGAGCCTTTGTTAAAGGTAAGTGGCACCTACAACGTCGTTTTGTACCTTCAAAGAATGGATGGGATATACCAGACAAGTTTGTGAGTTAATATGCCGAAACATGATTGGAAAGATAATGCTTTGTGTTTGGAATATGACACTAACTTGTTCTTTGATAAGTATGAAGACGATGAACTTTTAAGACCAGCAATAGATAAACTTTGTTCTATGTGTCCTGTGTTAAAGATGTGTTTTGCTGTTGGAGTTTCACAAAAAGAGTGGGGTATTTGGGGTGGAGTTTTTCTTGAAGGTGGACAAATATCTAAAGAATTTTCAAAGCATAAGTCTAAATCAGACTGGGCAAACACTTGGCAAATATTAACAACGGAGAAATAATATGTATACAGATTCAATGAGACGAGCCTTTAGATCGCTAAGAGGTCCAAAGAATTTTCAACTTCAGATAATAGATAACGACAATTTTCTAACAGTGAAGGCAAGTGAAAAACAGTTTATGAGTCTTTCTGGAGAAGAAAAAAGGCAGGCTGTTGAGTACATGATACGTGCCAAGAAAGCATTAGAAGACAATGGTGCAATTGTACTATTAGTTAGAGAAGGTGGTAAAGAGTTATGATTGAACTTGTAGCATTTATTTTATTTATCACATTATTTTTTATTTTGATCTTTAAGCATATACAGTTAAAAATAAAACTTTCCTCAACAACTGTAGAACTTATAAAAGCAAACATAGATAAGGTTATAATTGCTGAAAAGTTATCTGAAACAAAAAATAAAAACAAGGCAGATCCATCATCAGAAGCATTTTTAAAATTTGTTTCAGATTCTCGTGATTGGGCATATACATATATTGAAGATGTGCAGGCATCATTAAATAAATTTATTACTGATGTTGAGCCTGAAGTTATGTACTTTGATACTTACGGAGACCTTATGGGAGCCGAACCAAACTATAACTCAATGAAAAAAATATCAGTTGCATACAAAGAGTTAAAAAAAATACTACCAGATGATTATGGAGAAGAAAAGTAAATGAAAGATATAATACTATCAACACTAACAGGTTTTGGATGTGGCATAGTTTTTGCTGCATTCAAATTGCCAGTCCCAGCACCACCAGTTTTTGCGGGAGTCGCAGGAATTATTGGTCTTTGGATTGGTTTTACAGCACTAACTAAATTCATATCCTAGGAGGAATAAAATGAATGAACAAATCAAAGCAGTACTAGCGTCATACGGACGATCAGTTCTCGGAGCAGCAACAGCGTTGTATGCATCTGGAGTAACAGATCCACAGACACTAGCATACTCACTACTTGGAGCACTTGTGCCAGTAGTATTGAGAGCAGCAAACCCATCAGATACAGCCTTTGGTAGAATGCCATCTGTAGAAGATGTAGATAAGGCAGTTAAGACTGCCAAGGTAATCAAGAAGGCTCCTGCAAAGAAGCCAGCAGTAAAAAAGAAGTAGTATAATATATACTATTCCGATATAAGACTTTAAAAGGTTTTACAACGGATGCTCTTATGAGAAGAGAGTTAGCGGGAGTTGAATCTTCGTGGCTAATAGACCTGAGCAGTCGTCTATAAACTGCTCATTTCTTATGCTATAATATTAATACCTGCCCAAATGGGGGGTAAATTAACTTATTCGCTTGAAAGGGGAATAACATGGTAAAAACAGCACTGGATCTTTTTAATGATCCATTTTTCAATACCTTCTCAAATTTTCAGAAGGTAACAACAACAACAAACTATCCACCTTACAATCAAGTCAAACTAAATGATACAGAGTATATTCTTTCATTTGCTTTGGCTGGATTTTCTAAGGATGATGTCTCAGTATCGCTAGACAATCGCAAACTTACAATAAAGGGCGAAAAGCAGGATGCTGAGTTACCAGAGGGTGCGGAGTATCTACATAAGGGCATTGCTGCTCGTAAGTTTACTGATATCTTCACCCTTCCTGAGTTTGTTGAGGTAGTTGGGGCTGAGTTTAAGGATGGTATCTTAGATATCAGACTTGAAAAGCAGATCCCAGAAGACAAACTGCCAAAAACAATCGCAATTAAGTAGTACAATATAAATGTCCCCACACAGGACCTTAGTGATGGATTAGTTACCCATTGGATAGAGACCGTGGCGCAAGTCAGGTGAATTGCCTGTGTGGGGCTTTAATATTGCAGGGTATAATAGAAGCAATGACTGACAAAGAGTTGGACCATTATAATAAGCAGCAGTATAAAAAGATGCTTGCTAAGATAAAAGAAGATTCGGGCTGTATAGACTGTGGAATAGGTAATCACATAATCTTAGACTTTGATCACATAAAAGACAAAAAATATAATGTTTCAAGGATGATCCACGATGGGTTTTCCTGGAAGGCTATCAAGAAAGAGATTGAAAAGTGTGAGGTGGTTTGTGCCAATTGCCACAGAATCAGGACTTACAACAGGCTAAACGGTATGGTATAATTTAATTATGATAGTTGAAGGCGATTTTGTTATGGGCTCAACATCCGAAGGAGTAGTCCACGGTATTGTTGAACACATAATGACAGAAGGTGGAGTATACGGAACACCTGGAACAGAGTATGCAATTCAATCAATGCCACCAGACAATCCAGCAATGGCTGTTAGAATTTACGAACAAGAAGATGGTAAGTGGGAGCCAACTGCATACAGTATTGGAATGATGTATAAGGATGCTACAAAAGTAGAAATGGAAAATAACACAATGGATTCAGAAACAGGAATGGCTATGTTTGATGCACAAATGGGTAAAGCAGAAAAACCTAATTATGCAGAAATAATTGATGAGCGTGAAGGTGGTAGCGATCCATCAAATAAAGAATTATATGCAAGAATTATTGCAGAAGCAAAAGCAAAGTTTGAGGTTTATCCTTCAGCAGTTGCTAATGCTTGGGTGTCACAAGAATATAAAAAGCGTGGCGGTACATATAAAGCAGATGACTCAATGATGCCAACTCAAACTTATCAAGGTAATAAACAAGCACCTTGTTGGGATGGATACGTACAAAGAGGAATGAAGCCAGGAGAAGGTGGAGCAATGGTTCCTAACTGTGTACCTGCTGCAAAAGCAGATGATCTATTTGAAGATGATGACACAGTTGAATACGAAACAGATTCAGTATCAAAGGCTGAAGGATATTCACCACCAGCAGGAGCAAGATCTGCTGCTCGTAGAGCAATTAAATTTAAAGAAGATGGTAAAGCAACTGGAGCAGGAACTCAAGTTGGTTGGACTCGTGCAGGGCAGTTAGCAAGAGGAGAATCTTTATCTCTTAGTACTGTTAAGAGAATGTACTCATACTTCTCACGCCACGAAGTAGACAAAAAGGGCAAAGACTGGGGAAACACAGCAAACCCTTCTAACGGATACATTATGTGGCTTGCTTGGGGCGGAGATGCAGGATTCTCTTGGTCAAGAAGAATTGTTAATCGTGAAAAAGATAAGGCATTGTTTGCTGACTTTGGAAAAGATTACACAAGGAACCAAACAGAAAAACACTCAATATAATGCCAAAGAAAAAAGCATCAGCGTTTAATCCAGTTCAGATTAAAGATGGTTGGATTGTTAGACTATACAAAGATGGTCGCATTAAGTCTAAGATTGCACCATACGAACCAAAGCATCCAATAAAGTAAAGTACCCCTGGCAAGAATCGAACTTGCGACAAACGGATTAGAAGTCCGCTACTCTTCCGCTGAGTTACAGAGGTATGGTACACCAGGTAGGACTTGAACCTACGATAGCCGAATTATGAGTTCGGTGCCTTAACCAACTTGGCTACTGGTGCCAAATAGTTAA